TAGCCCCAGATGCGGCAGGCCATTTGTGGACGGATGGTGCTGAAGCCGTACAGAACGTCAATACGGCAAGGCATACGGTCGTTGTTGATGTCGTACTGACGAACAACGCGCAGGCTGATACCGTTGTGAACGGCACGAGCAGCCATGTCAACGCCTTGTGGCAGCAACAGGTCAGCAGTGGCGAACGTGATGGCATCCTTGTGGTAGACCAAGTTTTGAGCGTACTGAGTAGAAGCAGTGCCCACGAAGGTCACAGTTCCACCAGTTGCAGGCAGCACATCAACAGTAGCCAGAGCGTGGTTGGCCGAGTACATCGGGGCAACAGTCACAGTCCAAGTACCAGACGAAGCGGTGGCATCAGCCAGAGCAACGAACTGGAACAGCGAACCAGTGGACTCACGGGTCTGTGGGTTGACAGCATTGCAAGCACTGACTGTAAACACGTCACCAGCTTTGATGGTGGTAGACACAGAGCCTTGTTCCAACAGAATGGAAGAAGCACCTTCGGCAGTGACGCCTGGGGTCTTAACCAGTGTGGACGCAGTGGCGCTACGCGAACCAGTGGTGTGCTGCTTGATTGACTGAGACATGTTGACTTCATCAAAGCCCAGCACGCCAGTGCCCATCATGCCGTTGCGGAACTGCTTGGAGATAGTGTCGGTCGGATTGAACAGACCTTTCATACCTTCAACCAGACCGGCGTTGGCCGCTGGGTTCACAGTAGCGTAACGTGGCGACATCACAGCAGCGTTTTCGTTCAGCTTCTGTTGGGCTTGGAGCAGCACCAGCGAAGTCGAAGGAGTCGTGCCAGGCGTGCCAACGGTGTTACCGATGGTTTTGTAAGCATTGGCAACGTCAGCATCAATGCTGGAGGCCAACTGGCTGATACGTGGCTTGAGAACACGCTCTGCGAAGTCATCCAATTGCATGGTCAATTCAGCAGATGTGAAGTTGACGCCGATGTGCTTTTGGGTAGAAACAGCCAGAGTGGTGAACTGCTCGTTGTCGTCCTGAACTTGCAAGGCGGCGCCGTCAGTAACCAGAGCGCGGTCAGGCAGACGGATACGCAGTGTGGAGCCAATCTTAGCGCCTTCAACAGCAAAGCTGTCGTCGTACTGACGATTGACGTTACGGGTAAGAACCAAGTTGTTTTCGAGAATCTCAAGCGCTTTGCGCGTGATCATGTCGATGGTAAGAATCGAATTAGACATTTGTAAATTTCCTAAAAAAAGTTAGCGGATACGTTGTGCTTCCCACTTCTTCATCTGCCTTACACGTTCAGCTTCAATCCACTGCGAGGCCGTCATGCTCTTGATAGAGCGCGGGTCTGTAGTGTCAAGTGCTGGCGAACCGGAGGCTCGGGCGGTAACAGGTGAAATCGGCGTTGGCGCTGACGTTGTTCGTTTGACCGGGGGTTCTGCGGCCAATTTGGCCTCAATCTTCCCAATCTCTTTCGCCTGACTGAGTGGCGTCATACGTGCGATACGCTCCGCGTCTTTGGGGTTAGAGCCGAGATAGTAAGCTAACTCAGGTCCAATGTCCGAAGACTGGATTGTTTCAGCCATCACGTTCGTGATCGGCAGTTTTGGGTTGTAGGCGACTTGTTCAAAGTCATCGTACTTGTCCCGTGCTGCTTCCTCAAGTTCCTGATAGCTTTCGAGAATAGCGGAGTGCTGCTTGGCGGCTTCGCGCTTTGCAATCAGTTCTTCAGCCTTTTGTAGCGTCAACGCTTCCGTGTACGCTTCGGTAGACTCAAACTGATCAGCGGATGCTGCGGGGGCGGCTCTCAGCGTCTGTTGTTCAGACTGGCGCTGTGCTTGATCTCGTTCCCACTTACGTTGCTCTCTTGCGAGGCGTTTGCCAATAGCTGCGTCAAGTTCCTCTTGCGAGAATGTCTTGCTTACTGCTTCTGGCGTTTCCGGCGTTTGAACATCAGTCGCAGGTGCAGCCGTTGCTTCCTGTTCTGGCACGGGTAGTGACTCCGCTGGTACTTCTTCTAACATTTATGAATCCTTGGATTCCCCGGTGAACCTCGCCGGTACGGTTTGTCAGCATATTATGCTGGAATTTTAGATCGCTGCAATGTGCTAAAAATTATAGCCCTGTGATGTTGTTGGCTGCTGCGTTGCCTGTACCTGTGCTGATGTTGAACACCGTCCCTGATGTAAATTTGGACCCAACGTTACTAAAAGCACCAGAGTAAGTCACTGTTGACTGAAAAGACACGGCGTTTGAAGAGGTCAGTGTGCTGTCATCATAAAGTGCGTTTCCGTTGACTACGCACCCATAAGATGTATCAGCCAACCGCACGGCGTATCCTGTTGCTGCACCGCTGTCAGTCGTTAAGCGAACCGAGTTGCCTGTGATTGCCACACTTTGCCCAGTTGACACTTGAATACCAAGCGCAGGCGCTTGCACCGAGTTAGCCGAAACAGAACCAGCCAACACCGACTCAACATCAATGGCAGCCGCCGTTCCAGTGCCTGTCATTCGCACAGAATTTCCAGATATGGTGATGTTGACAAATTGAAATGCGCCAGTTGGTCTTGCTCTAATAGCTGTTTTTTCCGATACATCAACATCGTTGCCGTTGATCACACAAGTTCCAAACGATGCCGTGTTAGGAACAACAGCAATGCAATAGTTGCCAAGCACATTACGAATGGTGTTGTTCGAGATGTTTGTCCAGCCAGTGAGGTCAGTGTAATTCTGGTGCGTAATCCCGTTGTCTTGTGTAAACGAAATTGAGTTATCAGAAATAGTTGCAGAACGACACTCAGCATTGATGCCAGAGCCAGAAGACGAATTGACAATGTTGCCAATAATTGAAATGTCTTCTGCGCCAGCGTGGGTATCAATTGCATCGCCGCCAGAACCGCCAGTAGCCAACGCTGAATCGGTCACGATGTTGTTTGCAAATAAAATCCGTCTAGTAATACCACCAGCCGCTGAGTTGTTAGTACTCAAAGAGTGACGCACGTCGGTGTAGACGTTATTTTCAGCAGAGCAATCTTGAGTTGCGTCTGCAAAACTTGTACCGTAACCAGTGCTTGCGGAATTTGACTCTTGGAAATATGAATTTAGCACTCGGCAAAACGTAGAGTCAAACAATTGAACATGGATAGCATCCATGTCGTAACTTTGAATTCCGTCAATTGTGCAGTTGATGCCGTTGGTAATAACTATGCCTTTATGGTTATCGTTACCAGATGGACCTTGCAGCTTTATGTTACGAATGTTAATGTTGCGAACAGGTGTAATCTTTGCAATTGTTGCGCTTGCTGCCGTTGTGTACGTGCTCATCAGATCGTTAGTCACAACAACAGACGCAGCGTCAGGTATAGATTGAATAAAATTCAATTCACCATAAGTTGAGCTGGTACGACCAGAATCCCACACCGTAGTTGACTTAATCTTTACAAAGTCGCCAACAGCAAAAGTAGAAGATACAACTGCCAAGGTTTTTTGTGCGGACGCTGCGTTACTTGTTAAAGAAACACCAGTTGCAATGGTTCCGCTAAAACTTAAAAATGTGACCGCAGGCGATGTGGCAACAGTAGAAAAATCAAGTGTTGAACCTTGACCATCAAGCGTTACGTTTGAGCCAAAGTAATCCCCAAGTGTGTCTGTACATTTGTAAACAGCAGTTGGGAATACCAGTGTTGCAGGTGCTGCTGCAACAGCGGCGGCGATAGCATTTTTAATGGCTTGCGTGTCATCAGTAATGCCGTCGCCTTTAGCGCCGTAATCAAGCACGCTAAAAGGGGCGCTGTTTATAAGCGAATAAGAAACTTTTGTGAGAGACATGTTTTATCCTTTATTTCCAACCCATTGCTACCAAATCAGACACGCGGTCTGGGTAGTCGTTAAGATATTGCTCGGCATCCGTTGATGCGTACTCTTTGATTGTGCCATCTTCAAACGTCACGATCAACTTGTTTTCACCAGTGTTAAATGTAATTTCCATTACAGCACCACATAAGTAAAGTTAATGGAATAAGTTTGATCGGTAATCGATGTTGAGTTCAACTGAAATTGAGCCCTATCGTTTGTTGCGTCAGCGTTAATTCGTCCAAATGTATTGTTTGCAACAGTTGCACTTGTAACAGACCCCATGCCAGCAACTTGACCGTTTGTTGTTAACGCCGATGCAATTGGCAAACTAATACCGAGCAATGTGTTGCCGAGCGCAGTCGCCGTGATGTTGACACGCCCAAAAACAGCAACCACATTACCAACACGAGTGTAGTAAAGCGTTGATGCTGTGCTGCTCGTGATGTTTGTGGTGTTGGTCAAGGTAGGGGTGTACGACCCACTAAATACGTTTCCACTAGTTCCGGATACGGTCAAGTCAGAGATGGTTGGCGCTGTGCCAAAAACCAAAGCGCCAGAGCCAGTCTCATCAGTCACCGCTGCGGCTAAGTTTGCGCTTGATGGTGTTCCAAGCCATGTGGCAACACCTGTTCCGAGGCTGGTAATGCCAGTGCCACCACTTGCCGCATCCAATGGTGTTGTGGTCAAGGATAAAGATGCGGCGCTTACGGCGCGGCCAGCAGTCAAATTGGCAACCGACACCTGTTCAGTAATGCCGCCTTGAACAAC